CCTGCCCTGCTTATGGGTACGGATAGTTACGGTGATGCAGATACATCATCGCTTGTCATAGCGTCTTTGCAGACACTTCAACGCAGACTGCTTGCAAATAAGAACGTTGTCGGTGAGATCGATCTCATCATTATTGACGAAGCCCATCTATCATTTAACATTCAGAACAACGAACCCATGCCGATTGTAAAACCCCTTTACGAAAAATATTGGAATACCTGCAAGTGGTTGGGCTTCACTGCAACACCTATTACCGGCAACGGATATATGCTTGAAGGTTGGGATAAGACTATTTCTAAATATGATGTAAGGTGGCTTATTAAAAAAGGGTGGCTTTCGGAATTTGACTACTATGCCCCAAAAACAATGGACACCGGTGGGATGAGGGTTGACCGAATGACCGGGGATTACACCACTGCTGATATGGAGAACCTTACCAACACTGTTGCAGCTCTTGAGAGTGTTTATGAGAAATATATGAAGTATTGTAAAAGTGACAAGACACTCATATTTGCAGCATCGATACAGCACGCCGAGCTGATGCAGGATCATTTATCATCACGTGGTTTATCATCTGAAGTGATACACAGTAACTTGAGTGACAAAGAGCAGCTTCGTATTCTTACTGAATTTGAGAACAATGTTTTTACCATATTGATAAATGTATCGATGCTGACCACCGGGTTCGATGATCCTGAAATTGAAAGCCTTATTCTTGCAAGACCTATCGGATCAAAGCGGTTGGCAATTCAAATATGGGGGAGGGTGCTTAGGAAGCATGACGATATTGAACGGGTGAAGATCATCGATCTGTGTGGCGTGCATGAAGATGTTGGAACACTTCCGGACGATATTCAGAATTGGGATAAGACAAAACGTGAAACTGCTGCTGATGATGAGGATATAGAGAACAGTATTGCCGACATTGTAATAGAGTGTGACAACTGTGATGCCACTATCAGAATGATAGACTGTAAACGAAATAAGGAACTCACGACACAATATGCACTTACGCAGTTGTTTTGTCCGAATTGTGGTGCAATCGTAAAAGAAAACCTTGTGGAATTTGATAATAAAGAGGTTAAGCAGATACGCACGGCATCTGACATTGACTACTCTATATCATACACATTGAAAGAAGTACATAACTTTATAGGCGAACTCATTAAGCAGAATACACGCAGCGGTACGAAAACGAGTTGGGCCTACTACATTCACAAAACCTGCATGGCCAATAATAAAGACCTATACAAGCAGGCGGTTTACGGTTACGCACAAAAAGTGTATAATGGTAGAAAAGCATTTAGAATGATAATGGATATATATGATTCGTAAACGGCGTAGAATTACAAGACGTAAACCTGAAGATTTATTGGTTGACCGGGTATCTAACCATATCAAGACAAATCATCCAAATCAACCTTTTCGATTCGATCAGATCGATCAGATAGGTAGAAAAGACGGCAAGCGTAACAAAGCCATACATGGTAAATGGTCAAGAGGATACCCTGATCTTTTCATACCCCATGTTCGATTCAGTAAAAAGGGCAAGTTCAAATATGCCGGTCTTTACGTTGAACTTAAAGCCACAAGAACGGTCCATGACACCGAACATACTCGGCGGCAAAGGGCGTATCACACGGTGTTGCGCCTTAAAGGATACAAGGTTGAATTTGCGTGTGGGTTTGACGAAGCTGTAAACCTCATTGACAACTACTTGAAATAATTTTTAATTTTATGCTACACTTGCAGTATGAAAACTTTTTTAAAAACACTAAACCTTGAAAAAACTGAAAACAATGTTGTCAATATTGACAAAGGTGTAAAGTTCATTATGTCAACACCCGATGTTGACAGAATGGGTGATAGGGTGATGCCGGACTGGAACTTAAAAGATTTCCTTAAAAACCCGGTATGCCTTTTTGCACACGACCATGATGATATTGTCGGTAAGTGGGTTGATGTAAAGATGGAAGGTGTCAACTTGGTTGGTACTTTACAGTTTGCCGCTGACGGAACTTCACCTATCGTTGACAAAGTGAGATCACTTGTCATGCAGGGTATCCTGAAAGCGGTATCTATCGGTTTTTCGTCCGAAGAGTTCAAAGAGAATGATTTTGGCGGTTACGACCTTTTTAAAAATTCACTGATGGAATGCAGCTTGGTTGCTGTACCTGCCAATCAGAACGCGTTGCGTAAAAGTTTTTCAGAGATACTACCCCAAAAAGAGGTTGACAGATTGTGCGCTGTGAATGGATGCACTATGTCTAAATCTTTCGGGGATCGTTCTGGCATGGATGCCAAAGATACCGAACCTAAATCAATCAAAAAAAATCAAGGATATAAAATGAAAACACTTGCTGAAAGAATTAAAGAGTTGCAAGAGCTTCTCGTTGCTAAGAGAGATTCGATCAAAGAGATCGCAGAAAAAGAAGATGCTACTGATGCTGACATGGAAATTATGACTGGCCTTACAGCCGAAGTTGAGGACCTTGAAAAGAAACTTGACCACTTTGAAAGAGCTGAAAAAGCTGTTGCAGTGAAAGTCAAAGATACAAAGCAGGACATCCAAACCAAACTTGATAAAAAGACGAACCGTGAAAAAGGTGAGTTTGCAACTAAGCTTTTCGTAGCTATCGCAAAAGCACACGTAGCGGGTGTATCTCCAGTAGAAATGGCAGAGAAAACATACGGTGGTGACAAAGAAGTTATGGCATTTGTCAAAGCTGTTTCAAATCCTGCTGATACTACAACTCCGGGTTGGGCTGCTGAATTGGTACAACAGGGTTATGGTGAGTTCCTTGAAACTCTGTACCCGGTAACTGTATATGGTAGGGTAGCAGGTACACCACTGTACTTCGGAAAATATGGATCGTTGATTATCCCGGCGTTTAGTGACGCTTCAAACATCTCTGGTGAGTTCATCGCTGAAGGTGCGCCAATTCCAGTCAAGCAGGGTGCGTTCACAAGTAAGACACTTACTCCTAAGAAACTCGGTGTTATCACCACTTTCACAAGAGAAATCCTTACAAAATCCACACCTGCTGTTGAAGTGCTTGTAAGAAATGCAATCGTTCAAGATACTGCCAAAGCTATTGACAGTGCGTTCCTTGATGATCAGCCTGAATCAGCTATCAGACCTGCCGGCCTTCTCGATCCAACATCTACCGGTGCTGCAAACATTAACCCTTCTGTGGGTGCAACTGTTACAGACATCTTGGCAGACGTTAAGGGTGTATTCGGCAGACTTGCAAACGTACAGCTTGGTCAAAAAGGTAACTGGATGATGAATCCAACTACTGTGCTTGGTCTTTCCACTAAGCAACTTGCTACTGGTCAGTTTGCATTTGAGGAAGTAAGAGGTGGAACTTTCGCAGGACACCCAATCATTTCAAGTACAAACGTACCTGCTGATGTAGTGTATTTCGTTGACGATATGGCACTGGTAAAAGGTTCAGAGATCGCACCTGAATTTTCAGTATCCAATCAAGCAACACTTGTTATGGACACTGAACCTGAACACATCATCGATGGTGGTTCTCCAACTACCAAGAACGTTCGTTCTATGTACCAAACTGATTCAACAGCACTTAGATTCGTTCTCGGTCTTGACTGGGCTATTATCAGACAAGGTGGGGTACAAGCTCTTACCGGCGTTGCTTGGTAAGTCCTTCTCCAAACGGGGTTCGCGTTTTTGCGCGGCCCTTACTTCTTAACATCTCTCAATAATATAAACCAAATAATAAAGCCTATTGGATTAAGTAGTAGTGGCATCAAAAGTATCATTCCTATAAATTTAATCATCTTTAAATTCCTTTAATGTTTATTTAACCTTTGTATAATGATAATATAACTTTCATTAAATACAACTTAAACTCCAAATAAAATTTTATTTTTATGTTATAATAGTGGCAACATTAATTTTTATTCAAAAGGATACAACATGGCTTTGATTCTAACCTTCATGCTCCAAAACGATAATTTAAATCCTTCAACTGAAATCTATGACGTACAATATGTCAGATACAACGATAACAACTTACCTGACAAGAACACACTGGTCGTTGTAAACGATGATAGCCCTGATGTATCTAACGATGGTACAAAGCCGTTCTACTTGCCGCCTGATGGGATATTTCAGCTTGAGAAATTGGATTACATTGTAAAGAACTATGTGCCACAAACCCTGAAAAAACCTAAGAAACAAGGTAAGAAAAAAGCTAATAAGGACGATTAAATGTTCAAAGCAATTATGAAGGTTTTTGGTTCATCTACGAATACAAAAGCCAATCCTTCAATGGTGGGTGCGTCAGATTTCTATTCACCCCCAAAATGGTATCCTTGGGAATGGTGGCAGATGGATTTGGATACAGACACGGTATCTACGAACACCACTGTTGAAGCGTGTGTTGCTACTATCAGTCAAACCGTGTCCATGCTGCCTATCTCGCACGTTCGGATCAATGAAGATGGTGGGCGTACAATATTGACGAACTCTGCTGCATACCGTGTTCTTAGAAAACCAAACCCTTTTCAGACAAAGAGTGAGTTTTTGGTTGATATTCTTAGACGGATGCTGTTGACCGGAAATGGGTTTGGCGTTTGTACTCGGAACAATCGCTATGAGATTGATGCCATTTACCCCCAATACCAAATGTCACCATACATTACCAATGACAGTAAAGAGGTTTACTATTCGTTTTCTGACAACATTCTCATTGACCTTGATTCAATGATACCTGCAAGAGATGTACTCCATTTAAAGATGCACACGAACCAACACCCTTTACGCGGTGAAACACCTTTGTCTGCTGCTGTATTGAGTGGTGCTACTGGTACAAGTATTCAAGGGCATACCAATCGCTTCTTTGCAAATATGTCGCGGCCGTCCGGAGTGCTGCAAACTGATATGTCGCTCACTGCCGAACAGACAAAAGCCTTGCGTGAACGTTTTGAATCGCTATCAAGAGATGTCAATGCCGGCGGCACACCTATTCTTACAAATGGATTGAAGTATGCCCCTATTACCATGAGTGCAGTAGATTCAGAGATCATTGCAACTTACAATATGACGGTTAGGGATATTGCATCTATTTATCGCATACCGTTAAGTCTTATTGGTCAAAACACTGAAAAATCAACTGCATCGAGTACAGAGGATTTGATGAGGTTCTGGGTGAGTACCGGTCTTGGGTTCATCATCGAACATCTTGAAAACAGTTTGGAAGCTCTTTTCAATCTACCGGCAAATGAGCGCATAGAATTTGATACAGAGTTCATTTTGAGTGCTGATATCAAGAGTAGGTTTGAAGCATATAAGATCGGAGTTACTGCCGGGGTTATCAGTCCGAACGAAGTGCGTTCACGTGAAAAGCTCAAACCCCTTGGCGGCGGCGACACTCTCTATATGCAGATGCAGAATGTACCGCTTGAACTCACTGGGAAGAAACTTCAAGCTGATATTGAAAAGGTTGAGCAGGAGGTTGAGTGCGGCAAGGATTGTGGGGTGGTTGAAGAAATACTGCCTATCGAAGAAACATCACCTGCCGAAGAATCCGCGATTGACGAAAATAAAGAAGTAAGTATTGAAGATGCTATGTATATTGCAGAGCATATCTTCAAACTCAAAAGGATAGAACTATGACAGCAATGGAGTTGATAAAAGAGTTAGCTGATTCGACATTGGATGCTATTGATAGCATCAAAAGCAAATTTGCGAAAGTTGATGCCAAACTTGAAACACTTGATGAGCAGATAAAAGATTTTGAACCGTTCGATCCGTCAGAACTTCAAAATGATATTCACAGTGTGAAAGAAGCTGTGAATAACTTTGAGAAATATGATGATTCGGATATCAAGGAAACGCTTGAGTTCTTTACAAAAAAGCATGATGAGCGTATCAAAATATTGGAAGAGAAAAAGGAGTATGATGATAGAGGATTACGAGAACAGATCAATGGCATCAAGGCCTTATTGGAAAAAGAAGTTACAGCGATTAAAAAAGAGCTTGAAACCCCGGTCAAAGTGGAAATACCGTCAGCGAAACACTATGACGGCGAACCAACCGAAGGAAACCAATTCATAATTCATAAGAACGCTCTTTACATGAACCTGCTTGAAAAAAATGTGAGTGAACCGTCTGATGCAAATGCTTCGTATATGAAAATCATCGATGCTCCGAAGTCACCGGTGCATAAAGGGGTATATAACAAAGATAACCCTGATTATGAATATAATGACATGGTGGCATGGGAAAATTCTACTTGGATAAAAACTGAACACCCGTCACAAGAGATACCGTCTGAAGGTTGGAAGCTTGTAGCAAAAGGTTCACGTGGTCGTAAAGGTGAAAAGGGTGACAAGGGTGACACTACTATTATCAAGATGGAAGATACGGTCGTGCAGGATTTGTACGATGAGATCAACGTTTTAAAAGCAACTATCAAGGGGTATGAAAATGCAATCAACGCTGATTAAGGTTTC